GTGGTGCTCCTATTAAAAGTGGAGGTACAGCAGACGGACCAGTTCACTTTATGAACTTAACGGAAACCACCGTTGATGTTGTAGCACAAGGAAATGTTCGTAGGGGTTCATTTGCAGCATATCTTGATATTGAGTCTCCAGATATTATGGAGTTCCTTGATGCTCGTGAAGAAGGATCTTCTATTATTAATATGTCATTAGGTGTTTGTATCGGCGATGAATGGATGCAATCTATGATTGATGGAGATGCTGATAAAAGAACAATATGGGCAAGAGTTCTAAGGAAGCGGAGAGAGTCCGGATATCCATATCTATTTTTTAAAGATACAGTAAATAAAAATAAACCAAGAGTTTTAAGAGATAAAGATATTACAATTTGGGCCTCAAATCTTTGTTCCGAAATTTGTCTACCTTCGTCTCAAGATGAATCCTTTGTTTGTAATCTAGCATCTATGAATTTACTTATGGCAGACGAGTGGATGGAAACAGATGCAGTAGAAACTATGATCTGGTTTCTTGATGCAGTTATGGAAGAATATTGTGAAAAAACAAAAGATATTAAATTTATGCAATCTGCATATAACTTTGCTTATAGATGGAGAGCACTTGGTTTAGGACAACTAGGATGGCATTCTTATCTTCAATCTAAAATGATTGCATTTGAATCATTTGATGCACATTTACTTACAGCTAAGATTAGTAAATTTATTGATGATCGTTCATTAGAGGCATCTAAAGAATTAGCAATTGAATATGGTGAACCAGAAGGTATGTTAGGTACAGGACAAAGAAATCTAACAAGAACGGCCGTTGCTCCAACAACTTCTTCATCTTTTATTCTCGGTCAAGTATCACCATCTATTGAGCCACTTGCTTCTAATTATTTTACAAAAGATTTAGCAAAAGGTAAGTTTACATATCGTAATCCATATCTAAAAAAATGTTTAGAAGAACACGGTAGAGATAACGAAGAAACGTGGGTAGATATTCTAAAGCGTGGGGGTTCAGTACAACATCTTGAATTTTTAACACAAAATGAAAAAGATGTATTTAAAACATTTAGTGAAATTACTCCACTTTCTATTGTACAACAGGCAGCTGCAAGACAAAAGTATATAGATCAGTCCCAGAGTTTAAATATTCTAATTCATCCAGATGTACCAGCTAAAGATGTAAATGCTTTGCTTATTGAAGGTTGGAAATTAGGAGTTAAAACTTTTTACTATCAACGCAGTGCTAATCCAGCACAAGAACTGGTTCGTGACATCATGAACTGTGCATCATGTGAGGGTTAAAACTAAATGAAATATTATTACATTGAGTGTGAAATCTGTGACGAGCAGTCTCAGGTAACAGTAGAAAATTCTTCTCCAGAACCAGAGTTTTGTCCCATATGTGGTCATGTTACTCCTGCAAATTTCTTAGATGAAGAAGATGATTCGGATTAATTGATAAATTAAAAATAATAAAATAATATATAAATAGCTTTATATCTTTATATAAGGCTATTTTTTTTATAAAGGTAAAGCATATTATGATAATGGCGGAACCGTTAGAGTTAGACTAACTTAATTTATAGAAAGTAAATTAATTGTGGTATTTTAATGATAAAGAATTTGATCCAGAGAATTTTGATTTTGAATCTTTAGTTGGATTTGTTTATTGTATAACAGATTTACATAATAATAAAAAATATATAGGTAAAAAAACTTTTTGGTCAACAAAAAGATTAAAACCTTTAAAAGGAAAATCACGTAAAAGAGTAGTTAAAAAAGAATCTGACTGGAGAGAATATCATGGGTCAAATGATGAAGTAAAACTTTTGGTTGAAACTCATGGTACAGAAAGATTTAAAAGGGAAATTCTCCGATTATGCAAAAGTAAAGGTGAGATGACTTACTTTGAAATGAAAGAGCAAATTGATCGTGAAGTATTATTTAGTGATGAGTATTATAATGAATTTATTGGAGGAAAAATTCATTCTAAACACGTCAAAGGGATAATAACACGAGGAGATACCCATGACCAATCAGAACGAGTATGATGTACATATTGTTAGAGTAGTTGATGGTGATACAGTTGATGTAGATATTGATCTAGGATTTAAAATTCAACTTAAAGACGAAAGAGTGAGAATCATGGGTATTGATACTCCTGAATCAAGAACATCAGATAAAGTAGAAAAATTATTTGGCTTAGCTGCAAAAAATAGACTATACCAATTATTAGAAAAAGATGCTAAACTGATCACAACCGAAGATAAAGATGGCGAAGATATGAAAGGTAAGTTTGGTCGTATCTTAGGGGATTTCAGAGCAGCAGATGGTCGTTTGGTTACAGAGATTATGATTGAAGAAGGTCACTGTGTTCCTTACTTTGGTGGATCAAAAGAAGAAGTTCAAGCTCAGCACATGAAAAATAGACAAAGACTTATCAGCGAAGGTGTTGTATCACAGCAAGAAGTAGATGAAGCTGAAATGGAAAACAAAAAGAAAACTAGCTAAGTTTAGAAAAAAGTGGCGAGATTTATGGACTGTTGACAGTATGGTTGACATATGTGTTGATTGTTTTCTTGTTGTTTTTGAAGTCATATATTCTCCTGTACTTATTATAGTTCGGTTACTTCGTCACTTTTTCTTTGAATTTATTGTGGATGGTGTAAAATACTACATAAAAAAATTCATATATTGGAACAGATCATTACCGCCCAAAAAACAAAGAAGAAACTTTTGGATAGGTATGTTTATCATATTTGGATTACCTATAATACTAATACTTCTTGTAGTTATTCTTTTGATTAGTTTACTTTAACCAATATATGTTATAGAATGTTTTTAGTTATAAAAGGAATATATTATGATTATTATTGATTACTCTGGTGTTTCCATTGCTCCTATTGTAATGGGTCATGCTGGTGTAGATGAAAATCTAATTCGGCATATGATTTTAAACTCTATACGAATGTATAGAAGTAAGTTTAAAGACAAATATGGTGAAATAGTTATTGTTGCTGATGGTGGTGGCAATTGGCGTAAAGAAGTTTATCCAGAATATAAAAACAATCGCACTAAAAGTAGAGAAGAATCCAAAATTGATTGGGATGAAGCTTTTCGTATTATTGGTATGGTAAGAGATGAGCTAAAAGAAAACTTTCCATATAAAGTAATACATCAATGGGGCTGTGAAGCAGATGATGCTATAGCAGAACTAGTAAAGTGGACACAAGAATTTGGTAATCATGAAGATGTTATGATTGTATCTGCAGATAAGGATTTTCGTCAATTACAAAAATATAATAATGTAAGACAATATTCTAACATTACTAAGAAATTTATAGACGAATCTAATCCTAGACTTTATCTTGCAGAACATATTCTAAAAGGTGATGGTGGAGATGGTGTACCTAATGTTCTATCTGATGATAAATGTTTAGTAGAAGGCCGCCGACAAAATGTTCTTTCAAAGAAAAAGAAAGAAGCCTTACTTGAAGATCCCAAATCTCTTGGAGAAGATGTTTATAGAAACTATCTTCGAAATAAAAAGATGATTGATTTAACAGAAAGTTCAGAATGTCCCGAAAATATAAAACAAGAAATTATAAATACTTTTATTGAACAAGACCAATATAAAAATAAAGGTAAAGTTTTTCCTTTTCTTGTTGAAAAAAGATGTAAGTTATTGCTAGAGAATGTACAGGAGTTTATTTAGAATGGCAAAACTAATTTATGAAGTTATTGAAGAAGCTGGTAAAAAAAGAACTAAAGCCGAAAAAATTGAATATCTGAGAGCAAACGAATCTTGGGCATTAAAAGATGTTCTTAGGGGTACATATGATGATGCTGTTCAATGGTTGGTTCCAAAAGGAGAACCGCCTTATACTCCTAATAAAGAAGAAAGTACACCTTCAAATCTATTAAGACAAAATACACAATTTAGATATATTGTCGACACTCCCGATTCCAGAGGTGTTTTAAAAGCTAAACGGGAAAATATTTATATTAGGCTATTAGAATCAATTCACCCATTAGACGCTAAGGTTGTAATAAACATGGTTAGTAAAAAATCCATAAAAGGTATATCAAAAACAGTAGTACAGGAGGCTTATCCGGGTTTAATACAAAAAGGTTAATAATGAATAATAATCAATCTAAAAACTTTGTAGCTGGCTTCCTTTCCAAGGGATTGCCAGCTTTCACTTTTCTAAAGGAGATAATAATGTCCGATCATCAATTACAAAGACTAATTAAAGATTCTGAAGAATTAAATACATTTACAGACCAGTTAATTGAAGAAGGGGAAACAGAATTGGTGAAAAAAATTGAAGCAAAGAAAAAGTTTTTAGATAAACACATATTATCGGTAATGGAGGTGGCGGCATAATACTTAATTGTAAACTTAACGGTTTACAAATCTCTTAAAATATAGTATTATAGTTACATAACTTATTTGGAGTAACCAATGAATATTTTTGTACTTGATAGTAATCCTATCAAATCTGCACAATTACAGTGTGATAAACACGTAGTTAAAATGATAGTAGAATCGGCTCAAATGCTATCTACTGCTCATAGAATGTTGGATGGCTATATAGAAAAACGTCTTTCAAAGTCTGGAAAAAGAATGATAAATTACTGGGTTCATCCGGATGCAAATATGGAAAATACTTTATACAAAGCAGTTCATCATAATCATCCTTGTACAGTATGGACTATGCAATCTATAGGTAACTATGCTTGGCACTATGAACATTTTATTGGACTTTGTGTAGAATATCAATATCGCTATGATAAAGTTCACAACACACAAATTCTGCTTGAAGAAATTTTGTCTGTTCCACCAAAAAATCTAAATTATAATAAAGGACTCACACCTTTTGCTCTTGCAATGCAACACGAACCTCAATGCATACATATAGGAGATCCTGTACGTTCTTATCAAGAATATTATCAAACTAAACAAGATCGTTTTAAAATGGCTTGGACAAAACGTGATATACCGGAGTGGTTTAATGTTGCAGCTTGATATAGATGTTTTGGAAAAAATAGAATGGGGTAAAGGTATGAAAATGCGTCTTTGTCAAACCCAAGTAAAGAAAAATAAATTAATACAGATTTGGTCGCCGTTATCAAAAAGCTGGAAAACAATGTATAGATATGAAATAGATGATAATTGGAAATGGTGGAAAAATAATGCCAAGTTATACTCTGAAAAACATTAAAGATAATCACACTTGGGATGTTGTGTGTACTTGGGATGAACTTCAAGCCATTCTAAATGAAATGCCTAACGTAATTCAAGTTCTATCTGCACCAAAAATTGTTTCTAGTGTAGGAAGCTTAAATTCAAAAGTGCCAGATGGATTTAAAGATATTTTAAATAAAGTAAAATCTGGTTCTGGGAAAGATAACACAATAAAAACATGAAAAAAAATAATTCATTAACAGTTTCTTTTGATGAACTTGAAAAAATTGATCCTATTACAGATAATCAAAAGAAAGCCTTTGATTTTTGGAATAAAGGTCACAATTTAATATTAACTGGTAGTGCGGGAACAGGTAAAACATTTATAGCTTTATATAATGCTTTTAAAGAAATGTTAAATAAACCTGATATGTACAGACAAATTATGATTATGAGGTCAATGGTTCCTACAAGAGATGCAGGACATCTTCCTGGATCTAAAGAAGAAAAGGAAGACCCCTATAAAGCACCTTATAAAAATATTTGTGATGAAATATTTGGTTATAGAGGAGCATATGGAAAATTAGTAACTGGTAATAAACTTATATTTGAAACAACTTCTTATATTCGTGGAGCAACATTTGACCAAACTATTATAGTAGTTGATGAAATGCAAAACTTGAATTTTCATGAATTAGATTCTGTTATTACTCGTGTCGGAAATGATTGTAAAATTATTTTTTGTGGAGATTATTTACAATCGGATTTTAAATATAATGATGATAAAGACGGGATTATAAAGTTTATAAGTATTGTGGAACAGATGAGATTTTTTAGAGTTATTAATTTTGGTTGGGAAGATATTGTTAGATCAGATCTTGTAAGAGATTATATAATGACTAAAGAAATGTTAAACATATCATAACTAAAGAGGAAAATTTATGTTAAATTGGATAAAACAAAGAATTGGTGAAAGAAGTACACTATCAGGATTGGCACTTATAGTACTAGGATTTCTTGTACTATTTCTTGCTCCACTTGCAAAGATTGCTGCTGGTCTTGCCATATTATATGGTTTATGGGAAATATGGAAAGCAGAATAATGGTAATCATTTACGGTAAAACTAATTGTACATTTTGTGAAAAAGCAAAACAGTTATGTAATGATTATCAATTAGATTATGAATATAAAAATATAGCACATCTTGAATATCTTGAAGAAATGGTGGAAAAGTTTCCAGGAGCAAAAACTGTGCCACAAATAATTTGGTATAATAATATAATTGGAACTTATGAAAATTTTGTAAAAGAAATAGAAAACACAATAGGAGGCTATGGAGAAAATGCCATTTGATTTTGACTTTACTGAAGACCATCTTGCTAAAATTATTCCTGGTAATAATAAAGTAGGAGATTGGTATGAAGCTTTATGTGATATTTTACCAAAGTATGGTATCACGACTGAACGAAGAGTTGCACACTTTTTAAGTCAATGTGCTCATGAAAGTGGTAACTTTAAAAAACTTGAAGAAAACTTAAACTATTCCGCAAAAGCACTACGTGCTGTATTCGGTCGCTATTTTGGTGATGCACCAAAAAGAGATGCAGATGAATATCATAGACAACCCGAAATGATTGCAAATTATGTTTATATGGACGAATTCCGTAAATATAAAATGGGCAATGTAAATGAAGGTGATGGTTGGTTATTTAGAGGA